TATTGTATTAAAAACCTGCTTGAATTCTAATTGTAAACGTGTTATCTAATTTGTCTTTTATATAATCACCCCCTACTGTGGTACTTTTTTCATTGATTGGCAAACTATATCCTGCAACAATTTTTACATTATCATCATAAAAATATTGCCATGAGAATGACCAGTTATTATATTTTAAATCTTCTTTATTTTGTGAATCTTGTATTTTACTATCCAATTCTAATTTATCTCTATAAATACCATTAGTACCATTAAACCAATCATCATTATTATTTAGTGTTATTAAATATTCAGTTAGATCTGTTAATAGAATTGTACTATAATTTATTTTTTTAAATTTTTGAGTAATTTCAATATCTATTTTTGTAATATCTTCTTCTGGTTCGTATCTAGTTATATCAATATCTTTTGATTCTTCTAATTTCATATATTCTCTTGCATTATCTTTATCTAATAAATAATATTGACAATTTGGTAATTCAATCCAATAGTATTTATAATTTGGGTTTGCTGGAGGTGGTAATATAGGTGCTGGGGCTGGAGGTACTGGTTGGATGGGTGCTTTTTGTAAATCATCATTATATAGAATCTGTCTTAAAAAATAGTTAACTATAATACCTTCAATTTTATTTTCAAAATGTAATTTAAATGATTTTGTATTAATCTCTTTATATATATTATGTCCATTTTCTAATGCAATAAATGTATTTTTTATTAAATCTTCTTGATTTCTCGGATTCTTTCTATTATATATTTTCCATTTTGTAGGATTTACTTGTTGTGGTTTACTTTCATAGGGAATCATCGGATGTAAATAATTTCTACCAATATATGGTTGCACATTTACAAAATTAAATCTAGATATATCTCCAAAAAATATCTTACTCATTTTAACAGTAGTTGGTAGATGTTTATTTTGCATAATTAATTTATTTATTAATGAACTTTTATGTTCTCTATTATCTGAATTACCATAGACTACTGCATATAATATACATGTAAATGGAAATCCTTGATATTTTGGATTTAGGTATCCTAAATAATTAGTTATTTCATCGGATCTTAGATATCTGTTAAAATTCATAAATGCTAATCTAGATAAGTAGTAATTATGATTTAGAGATCCAATATAATATAATTGTAATGCTTCATACATATTATTAAACTCAATATTAGTTACTTGACCAATTCCATTTAAATTACAATTTAATAATATTATATTTGTGCACCTTTTATTTCCTTGATAATAAGTATTATTATTATTTAAAGTATCATGTTGTTTAATTTCCATTTTATTGTTTATTTTTAATATTTCATCTCTTTCTTTTCCTGGTACTACAGAATATGGATCAGTAAAAAAATTAATTTGTAAGAAATTCTCCTTTAGATTACCTAAAAATAGTAATTCATCTTTATTCTTATAGTAGTCAATCTTTTTATTATTTATATCTTTATTAGTACACGAAAAATGTGTAAAATATAATATTTTTATATTATTTGATTTTATATCTTTTATAAATAAAACATCTAAATTAGTACCAATTAATCCATTAAAATATTCACATTTATTTAGACATTCATAAATATTTCTATCATTAATATTATTAATTATACTATCACAATTGATTTCTGTTAGACTTAATTTCTCTTTTACTTTTTTTTCATTATCATATAAAAATCTTAATAATAATAATCCATCAGTATATTTAAATAAAATTTTATTTTTTGGATAATAAATAAATAAACTAGTTGAGTTTGTATCTTTAAATATTACAGTATTACAATCATACAAATCAATATGTCCTATCCCAATACTGTTTAATAAATTCATATAATTTGATCCTTGGCCTAAAACTTGGTCTTCATACAATACCAATTTACACCTATATTCAATATTATTAAATTCAATACATACAAATGCTTCTAGTTCAAATTTACTTGGAGGTTGTAATACCATAACAGTATAGGATTCTTCCCATTTAATTAGAAAATCATTTTGTGTATTTATAAAGAGTATATCCATTTTAAAACTTTGTGCTTCTTGCAGTAAAATTATAAAATTATCCAAAAAATAAGGAGGTAGATTTAATTCTTTTGCAAGTAATAATTGATATCGTATACTTTCTTGCATATTCAGTATAATACTATATGCATTATTTAAGTTATATTTATATAATCTATTATTGTAACTAGTATTTATTGGATTATTAATTTGTAGAAATGCAATTTGTGAAAAATTAATTATTCTATCTATTGAGTTACTAGATATAGTTATACTTGCATTTATATCCAATCTATCGCAAAAATTAGGTCCTACCATTTTTAACTCACTATTTTTATTAATCTTTAAATATTCCACAACTTTTATTATTTCTTTATTTTGAGGAATACAAAAATCATGAAGCAACTTTCTATTTTCAAATGATATTGCAATAGTATTAAAATTAGGATCAGTTAATAAGTTTTTACTATTTAATAAATATAATATTTCCATCTTAATTCCACCTTGTATTAATATAAGTATATCACGTTTAGTTGTTTTTTGAATTTTAGCTGGATCAATTGGTACTCCACTACTTCTATGAATATTAATTAAATTAATACTTTGTATGTCTTGAATAGTTTGATGAGTGAATACTGGTGCACTTGTAGAAAATATATATTTTTTAAATTCTAATATTTTTTTAATAGTTGAAATTATTGTAATATAATTAGTGCATTTTATACGACGTTTTTGATCTTCTGCATCATTTGTTAATTTAAAATATGGGCCATTTTGTACCATACCTACTTGATAATTAATAACATTATTTATTACATTTTCCATTATATCTAATATCTCGCATATTATACTATATTTTTCATCTATCTTTGTATTGTCAACATAAAGTGAAGATAATAGTAGATACACTAATATCATAAATGTTTTTTTACCAATATCAATAACTTTGGTTTGTTTACAAATATCTTTAATACTTTTTAATAATTCTTTTAGATCAACAAATTCAAATACCTTTATTAGATTGTCTCTATATATATTTATATCAAATCCAGATCGATCTGTATAATATACTAATGATAATTGAGCTTGAATATCAATTTTATTTTCTATATTTTTTTTCATTCCTTCTAACATATAAACATTTGGAATTATATTTATTAAATTCTTACAGGGTCTAATAGGATCATTTAAATTATAGATTATATCATTTACTATAAAAGGTAATGTAAATTGTGTTGAATTATAATATTCATTTTTATAATTATCTATAGGATTCTTCATATTTTTAATAAAGGAATTACGACATTTTGTTAAATTATCACTAGAAAAAATTGTTTTAAATCTTCTATATGGTTTAATAATTGTATTATTAACAACTAAGAAAAATAACAATTTGTCCACATCATATATATATTTATTAATAAATCTATTTAGGTAATTCTGTCTATGTATAGGAGTTCCAATTAACATTCTAATACGATATATAAACATATCTATTTCGTGACCAAAATCATTATTCATAAGATATGTTCCTCGACCTTGATAACCTTGATATTTATATTGATGATAGCTTGTATCATAAGTTATAGGTATTACTGGATATGCCGTTAAATCACATAATTCGTGTCTATTTTCAGATGGAGTATTACGAGAATAAGGTACAGTTGGTTCAATATTTCCATTAAATCGAAGTGTTGCATTATCTACTCGATCATTCCAGACGCGTGTTTCTAAACATATTGTTATTGGTTGTAGTAAGTTTTTAATTTCTCTATTAATATAGTAGGCACCTGGATCTATACCTGTATAAGTTGTACAAGGTTCTGGTGGATTATCGTATACCTGATAACCAGTAATTGGATCATACATTGGGTATCCTCCTGAATCTAGACGAGGTACTGGTGGTCCGGGTCTTGTTCCAGTCCTATTTGAAATCCATTCAAAATTTCTGTTTTCAGCTGTTAGGTTTCTTAATGTTTCGTTTAATTGTCGACATATTTCATCAAATATCATATAACATATACTCTCAGATATACTTCGAAAACGAATATGCCATGATCCTGGTCCTGATCCCGGTCCTGCTGCTGCTGGTCCTGCTGCTGCTGGTCCTGCTGCTGGTCCTGCTGCTGGTCCTGCTGCTGCTGTACGTGGTGGTTTAGAATATATATTTTTAGTACTATTTGGTCTATTTCCTGGTTGTTGAATAAAAGAATTTGGAATTTCTAATCTTGGTAAAGCGCTATCATTTCGTACATTAATAAAAAGAGGCTTCATTCTACAATTCATAAATTCAGTAGTATAAGATTGAGGAATAATTCGAATATCTTCTAAAGTATCATTATTTATAATTATTAAATCACTATCAATAGGATTAGTTGATAAACCTGGTTGTTGAGCAGGATTTGATAAACCTTCTTGTGTCATATATCCAATATTATAAATAATATCAATATTATCATTTTTTGCAGTTTGTTTAGTATTTATAATATAATCAGTTTTAAATGTTCTCGAAATATCATTAAGATTAAATCCAGGACCATTAAATACTGCTCTATCTACAAACTCTTTTAATGATTTTTCTAAATTAAAATGTGGAAATAAAGATCTATTATTAGTTCTATCAGCATTTTTAAAATCCATAAAGTAATCCATAAGTTTATTAAAGATATCATTGTCATCCATATATTGAATAGATCCTTGCATTTGTCCTGCATTCTTAAATTGAGGAATATTTATATTTTTTAAAATAAACTCGGAAATTCCATTATAACTGCTTTTAGAGTTTACATCGACTATATTTAAAATTTTTATATATATTCTGCGCTTTAATACATCAGTTACTGTAGAACCAGACGAATCAATTCTTTGTAGGTAATCTAATTCTAAGATATTTTCAATATTATCTATTTTTATATCAATTAAGATTTGATCAATTGTCTTTGGGTTTAAGACTTCATCACTAATATCTAAGTCTGCACAGATATTAAAAATATGCTTAATTAATTTGTTATCAATTATTATAAAATGTAGATAGAAATCATCAATTAATTCCATATATGATTTTTTAAATTCATTATATGAATTAATATTTACAATTTTCATATTAGAATACTTCTTATTTAAATCATATAAATAATCTGTTACATCTTGATCTGGTGAATCTATACAATATTTATTTTCGGGACCAACAATTCTTTTCAAGTATTGATTTATTGTATGCAACATCATTAAATGATCAATATTTATAGTTTCATTATCAGAACTTTCAGATTTTATTCTATTAAAGATATTTTTTGTGGTAAATATTTCAATAATACTTTGAATCTCATTAATAATATGTGTAAATGATGTTGCTAAAACTGAAATTTCTCCTAAAGGATTATACCGATTATTAAATCCTTTATTAATATTTACAATAAGATTATCTAATTGTTTAAATTTATTATATTCGTGAATTATTAGATCTGATCTACCTAAATCTCGATTTGGTGAATAATCATGGTTAAATCTATCAAATATTGGATTTTCATAGTTAAGAAAATAATCAAAATTAAGTCCATCAAACATTCTATTACCATCTATAAGTTTTGAATTTGCTTGTAAAGATGCAGTTAATAAATTAGGTATTACTACATTACTTGGATTTGATATTATTTGTGCAATCTGTACTGGATCTGCATGATTTATTATATTATCAATATGTTCTTCTTTCTCAATTATACTATCAAGTAATTCACAAAAATAGTTATTATCAGTAAAATAAATTTCATTTTTATTGGTATATCTTTCTCTAAAAAAATGATATGTCGTCTTTAATTGGTGATATCTAATAGATTTAATTGGATTTATCTGATCTGTATTATCAAATATATCTGTAGATAAAGTTAAAAAATTTTGTTTACATATTGGATCATTTAATACTAATTTTAAATCTGTTAAAAAGCTATTATATGAAAATAATTTAACAATCATCATAAAATCTACAAATTTTGATTTTGGTATTCCATTAAATATACAAAAAAATATGTATGTTGCATAATATGCAGTATTTTTAACACATGTTCCAATTAATTGTGGTTCAAAATAATTTTCATTAATATGAAATTCTTCTCCTTTTTTATTAGAATTATTAATATTACTATTAAATTTATGACTAATCTTATTATTATATTCTAAATTGTTGTCTAATAAAAAGGAAAATATAACATTATATAATACCATATATGTTGGTTCTAGATGTATAAAATGTAAAAAATATTTTAATTTTTGTTTACTAATATTATTAATAGATATAATACCTTCTATTAACTCGTGATCTCCTCCAGTTTTTACATGATGTGGATTTGATGCAAATCCAAAATTCTCAATATGTATTTCAAATGTAGTTGAATTTGATTTAATTACTATTGCTATAACGTGTTTTTCCATACTTAATGTAAAAAAATATGGTCTAGTTATTATTCCATCTGGACCATCAATATATCTATTAATTTTTCTTTCTAAATCTTCAATATTAATATCTGTAGAAGCTGGAGTATACCTAATATGAATACAATTATTTAAAAAAACTTCGAATTTACAATATAATGATTCTTCAGGATTAGGGCTATTAATTGGATTTGGTAATGTATCTAAATTAAATGTAAGTTGTTTAAAATTTATATTATTTATAAGTTTAAAAAATGAAGGAATATAGAAATCGGCACGGGATCCTTTATCATTAAGTACTGTTTCATCTTCTGTAAAATATGTAAATGCATATATTAGATCTATAGAAAAAGACATATTACGTAATATAATATATAATATATAATATATAAATTATAATAATTTTTTTATGTAAAAACATATATGGAAGGCACATTAATTGGCAGTATAATGGTAATTAATGATATTATTAGTTTTGGTATAACTAAGGAAGTATCTTTACAAAATAATTTAAAAAGTATTTACTGGTTAATAATACCAACTATATTATATGGTTCACAAATTTGGTTATTTTATTATGGTCTAAAGAAAACTTCTATGACTACTTTAAATATTACATGGAATCTATTTTCTAATATATTAGTAACTCTAGTTGGAGTTTATTATTTTAAAGAAAATGTTTCTAATATTAAAACAATTGCAATTTTTCTAGCATTAAGTAGTATAATATTGTTTACATATGATGGATCTGTAAAATAGCCATCTTTATAGATAAAAATCTAGATAAAAATCTAGATAAAAAAAACATATAGAAATTACAAGATATAGAAATTATAAGATATGTCAGACACTTTAAGAAGATACATTTTTAATATTCTATCAATTCCAATTACATTAATATCAATTCCTATAGCAGTTCCATTATTAATATTCTTTATTCCTTATGGAATATATCAAATATATCACTTGAATAAATTAAGATATTTATATGAATGGATAATACTTACCTTAATTTATTTACCGATTGTTTATTATTTTAGTTTTATGATTACATTTGATATCATAAGTCGGAAGGTGTATAAATTAATAGATTATGAAAAATATAACTAATAATTATATAATTAATATTAAATTAATATTAATTATAATTCATACTTCATACTTCATACTGAATGTTTTTGATCTTAAGTGTACATACTTCTCCAAGCAGCATCTTTATCATCAGTCTCCTCCTTTAACTCCTTATTAATTTTAAATACTTTAAAAGCTGATTCAAGATCTTTAATATTAATCTTCTTTTTACTTTCAGCTTCAAATAAAGTACGCTTACCATGTTCAATTTTACACATAAAAAAGAGGGTTTCAATATCACCTCCTTGATTTTTAAAACATTCATAATTATCTTTAAAAAACTTTTCTGGAACATCATCTGTATTCCATCCAAATTCACTTACCATTTTTTTAAAAATTAAACATAGTTCTTCAGCTGTATACTTTTCAATAGTATATACAAATGGAAATCTTCTTCTTAAACCTTCATTATATGAAAAAAAACATTTATCTAATGCATGTTTATATCCTGCGATGATACATAAAAAATTTGATTTTTGTTCGGATAAATTCTGATTAATGGTATCTATTACCTCTTTAGCAAAACTATCGCGACCTTCTTCATTACCTAAACTATATGCTTCATCAATAAACATTACTCCTCCTTCACAATCATCTATGACTTTTTGACATTTGATGGCTGATTGGCCCAAATAACCAGCAATTAGGTCTGATCTTTTTACAATTTTAAAATTAAAGGGTAATTCTTTATTTTTATCCTTCCCTTTTTCTTTATCATCACAACATTTATCTACACGATTATCCATATAATCATCTAAATCCATATTTAGTAATTCTTCAAATGTAATCACTCTTCTTTTTTTAGGTGGTGGTTCTCTTACTTTCTTTGCTTCGACAGGTTTAATTATATCAAGATAATAATATAATTCTCCAATAATTTTTCCCAATGTTGTTTTACCCACACCAGGAGGACCTTGGATAATAGTGTGTAACATATCTTGGTTTTCAAATTCATTTAAAAAGAATATAATTTGTCCAACAATTGAATCTTTAATAGATTTCATTCCAATAATACCTTTTAGTTTTTCAAGAGATGGTAATATTTTATTAAGTTTCTTTAAATTAATATTATACTCTTTAGTTGAATCATATAGTTTTGCTAATTTTATTAAATCATCAAGTGTTTCTATTTTTTCATTTAATTTTACTATTTCTTTCCCTACTTTTTTAACTTCTTTCTTCTCTAGTTTTATTTCTTCATCTGATTTTTTTACATCTTCTGGTTTTTTTGCGTCTTTTTGATTTAATGGAGAATTATCTTGAATATCATTTTGATTATTTAGATCATTGTTTTCTACTTTTAACTTTTTATTATTTAGATTCAAGTTATCTCCATTACAATCTTTATTGTTTCTTTTACTCATATATTAATATTATACTTTTTTATTTATATTACTATAAAAAATATTATGTTTATATTATATATTATGGATTTAATAACAAATTTTGAGAAATTACTTCAAAATAACAAAACTGAAGAAATCATTTTAGATGATCTTGTAGGAGATATATTAAAAATAACAATGCAATATATAGTTATATTACTTATAGTACTCGTTTTAATTTATAATTTTTATGTAGCATATTATTTTAAACGATAAGAATCTTTTATTTTATAAATGTATTCATTAAATTATTACTTCTTTATTTCACTATCTTTTGATATTAAAAATATTTTTAATATTAAAAATAATTGTCGGTTATATTTATTAGAGTTATTAGAACTATTATTATAATTAATTAGTTACAATTCTATCTTGTAACATAATGTGTGAATATTCTTCATTTACACTACCTTTATTTCTACTATTTCTTGCATTAACCATTGTTTGATATTCTTTTTCTGTAATAGGTATAATTTCACTACGTAATGCGTTTATTACTTTATCTTTACCTGGTATAAGAACACTGTACATATTTTCTTTTGCTTCGCTCCAATTGATACCGGTACATTTTACAAAATCTGTAACTTTACCAAAAGCATATAATTGTAAGAATTCACTTATTCTTTTCTTAATTCTATTTCTCCAAAAATCTTCAGATTCACCAGATTGCTGAGGGTTACCATTTTCCCATGCTTTCATATAACGTTCATCTATTTTTATAAATTTAACATATGATCCAATTTTAATTTTATTATCACATAATGCTCCATTAACAATAGGTTTAGCGATTCTAGCAGTATTTTTACGTTCTTTAGATGCAGGTTCTGTTGGAATTTCCCATTGTGTTTCCTTTGTATAATTATTAGTATAATAATATTTACCAGATGTTTTAGACATTGCAGTTGACCACCCTGTTGGCATTACTTTAGGTGGTGCTATATTTGATACAGGAGGAGCTTCTCTAGGAGTTAAAGGAACCTCTGCACTAGATGCTTGTGGTATACTAATTGGAGCAAGTGCTGCTTGTTGAGATGCAGCAGCTTGTTGTGGCATAGCTACAGCCTGTTGTGGCATAGCCATTGCTTGTTGTGGCATAGCCATTGCTTGTTGTGGCATAGCCATAGCTTGTTGAGGAGCAGCTTGTTGAGAAGCAGCTGCTTGTTGAGTTACTACTTGTTGATTTGCAGCAGATTCGGGAACACCTCCAATTTGTCTTTTTAATTCTAAATATTTATTTTTATATTTTAAATACTTTTCATAAAATGTAGACATATATATATATATATATTGATATTTTAATTTATAACAAATTCATTTTCTGAATCAGTTGCACCTTCTTCTTCTCTTTCTCTAGAATATATTTCTAATATATATTCTTTAAGATATTCCTCGACAATTATTATAATATCATCTAATTCACCTTCTATTGGATCAGTTATGTTTGCAACAATTTGCATAATTAATATTAGTTTTTCTTTGTGTATATCTATTTCATCTGTTTCCTTCATTTCATCTATCCATAAATTAGCATCTTCGTATATATTCATAAATAAACTATAAATATTTTTTAAAGATTTAAATTGATTTGTGTTGAGCATAAAGTAATTAATATTATATATTTAAATTATTTTTTATATATTAAAATATGAGTGAAGACAATCAACTTAATCAATTAGATCGAGTTAAAATAAAATATCCTGATATAGATGATAATGAATTTTCTAAAAAGATTGGATCAATCTTTAGACAATATAAAATAAAACCAAAAAAACAAAGTTTAAAAGATATTTGTTATCCGACTAAATTTACATATCAAAATCCACAAATTTTTGTATCTGAGTTCATAAATCCTGTGACCCCTTACAAGAGTCTCTTAATATATCATAAAATTGGTGCCGGTAAGACTTGTGCAGGAGTAAAAATCTGTGAAGAATGGAAACAGAAAAAGAATATAGTTGTAGTAGTTCCTGCTTCATTAGTTGGAAATTTTTATAAGGAATTAAGAAGTGAATGTGCCGGAGAAGAATATTTAACAATAAAAGAAAGAAAACGATTAGGAGAACTAAATCCAGATAAACCAGAATATGCTACTATTGTTTCACGTGCAAAAGAAAGAATAGATAAATATTATACTATATTATCATATCATAAATTTGTAAATCTAGCAGCAGAAAGAATGATAAACTTAAAGAATAGTTTAATTTTAATAGATGAAGTTCAGAATATTGTATCAGAAGGTGGTACATTTTATACTACATTTATGAAAGCTATTTATTCAGCTCCGTCTGATTTACGTATAGTATTACTATCTGCAACACCAATATTTGATAGACCTATGGAATTAGGATTAACATTAAACTTATTAAGACCTGAAAATGAATTTCCAGTTGGTACTAAATTTAATGAAATGTTTATAAAAACAAAAAAATCTAGATCCGGAGAAACAATTTATGAGTTAAAAAATGTTAACAAATTAAAAAATCTATTAAATGGATATATATCATATTATAAAGGAGCGCCAGATCATGTTTTTCCAAAAAAGAATTTAAAACTTGTAAAATGTAAAATGAGTAGATTTCAATATGAAGCATATAGAACTGTTATGGAACAAGAAGGATTTGGTAGATTTGGTGATAGTGATATTTTAGACTTACCTAATAATTTTTTAATTGGTCCTAGAATAATATCAAATGTTGCATATCCAAATAAAGGTATTAACGAAGATGGATTTGATAGTTTTAAAGGTAAAGCATTAGATTTTGACTTACTAAAGATATACTCTGTTAAATTTTATAAAATTATGAAAAAGATAAAAGCTTGTAAGGGTACTGTATTTGTTTATAGCAATTTTAAAGAATATGGTGGGTTAAAATCATTTATTAAAGTATTAGAATATCATAGATATAAAAATTTAAAAGATCACGGTAAAGGTAAATTAAGATATGCTGTATGGAGTGGTGATGAAACACATGAGAATAAAGAATTAATTAAAGATTTTTTCAATAAAAAAGAAAATGAAGATGGAAGTATGTTAAAAGTATTATTAGGTTCTCCATCAATTAAAGAAGGAGTATCATTATTAAGAGTAAAACAAGTTCATATTATGGAGCCATATTGGAATATGTCTAGATTAGAACAAGTAATTGGAAGAGCGATACGTTTTTGTTCTCATAAAGATGTCGCATATGCAGAAAGAGAAGTTCAAGTTTATATATATATTGCAACTGCTTTAAAGAGTACTGAATTAACAGAGGATAAACATATAATGGCATTAGCATTTAAAAAGAAAGAATTAACTGATCAATTTGAAACTATTATGAAAGAAATGGCAGTTGATAAATATCTATTTCAAAATATATAAAAGTTGTCATCTTTCTTTCTCAAACGTTTCATTCACACTAATTTTAAAAAATTGAATTATTATACCAATATTACATATTAGTATAATAGTATCTAAATAGAATGCAAGCTATTCTAACTGAACACAATACAACGCATAGGCGTTTTTCTTATCCGGTTATTCAAACCGCAAATTCTCAAGCCACTAAAAGTATCAACCATGTTATTAATGTAGTTGGAAAGAAACTAACTGGCGAAACTGTTACTATTCATCTAAGTATTAAGGCAGATGTACTTAATTATGGTCCGACTATCTTTTTTGATATTATTTCAAGTGTTCCTTACATGAAAGGTGAATGGATTGATCATCCTTTTCTTGAACTAAAGTTATATGATGATTCTGAAAATATTCAAGTTGCTGATCATATTGATGATACTCTACCTATTCGTAAGATTTTTGAAGATCTTATTGTACCAGACAATTGGAAAAAGTATGTTCCCAAATTAATTGATACCTATTCAACTGATCAAATTAAGTCAACTATTACTAATTCGATTGTTAAATTTATTGGTAGTCGTATGTTTGACGATGATCATAAAAATATTAATGTTCGAATTATTGCTTTCGAATTACATCATACTGATGTTGAGTTTCTACCACAAATTGCAATCAAGATCAGTGTTGAACAACCAATTAAGGAAGGTGAAAGTTGGGATCTACATCCATTCCGTTTCTTGAAGAAGAATATTGATGTTAAAAATATTAGTGGAATTGTGAGTGATACTCTAATGACTCGTCAAATGATCCATGATCTTGTCCGTCCAGATGAACTTAAACTATATACTAGTTATTATTCTGATTATCGCTCTAAGATGATTAGTAATCTTAGTACTATGTTTATTAAGAAGACTGATACTAACCTTAATCAATGTCGTGTTATTAATAAGCTTATTGGATGTCTACAACTTCATTGGAGTTAACTTCATTTATTTCTGAAAAATTTAATTTATAAAATTATAAATTAAATATCTTTAAGGTAAAGGTGTCAGTGCTCTTTCACGTTGTAACGGTGTTAGTGCCTGTAAAGGAGGTCTACCTTGTGTATTTGCAGGATCATCCCGATTTTTAAGACGACCCATAAGATAATTCTCTACAATTTGAATATCATGCATATGTTCTAAAAGTGCTTCTAATTTTGTTTGAACTTTTACTAATTCTGCTCTAGCAGCAGCTAATTGTGCATCTAATTGTCTTATTTGGTTTGCAACTCGATCAACATTTGGTCGATTTGCTGCAATTTGGGCATCTCGTGCATCGAGAGCACGTCCAAATGCTTCGTTACCGGCACGGCCATCACCCCATCTATTACGGCCACCTGGGAGTGTGTCACCTCTATTAATTGGAGGTACACTTAATGCAGTACGTTGAGCAGTAAGTTGTGTATGCTGTGCTTCTAAAGCTGTAACAGCTCTACTACTGGTATCAAAATGAGGAACTGTTTCATTAAGTTGTGCTTGAATTTTTGCTTTATTTACTGTAGTTTGTTTAAGTTCTGCAGATTCTGTACCAATTGCTAATTGAACTTTAAATAATGCAGGCATGGCTAATGCTTTTCTGTATGGAGGACCCCCTTTAGAAAGAACATCCATTCCATAATCTTTATGAGAATAATAATCAAACGCCTCTTCTGTTGCACGTAAAACTTCACGAGCTAATGCAAGATCGTGTTCAGCAAGTGCATGTAATTGTCTATTTATAACTGAATCATTTGCTGCAAGTCTAGCAGTAGTATCTGTTACTCTTTCACGATAAAGTGTAAATTCTGCATTAAATTTCTTTCCATTTTCAGCAATAACTGCGCGTCTTTGACCTTGAGATGTATTATCTAAATTTTGTGCCTCTTCACTAGCAGCAGCAGCTTCTGCAAGCTCTGCAGCAGTTGGTACATTTACTGCAGGTGGACCCCATGCTCTTGGAGCTGATGCTACAATTGGTCTTGGTCCAGGAATACCAGGACCACCTGGCATTCCACCTAAACTTCTTTTTAATTCTAAATACTTATTCTTGTACTTTAAGTATTTCTGTTGATAACTCATATATATATATAAATAAATAAATTAATAAATAAAGCGATTATTTATTTAATTATATGCGCAACTCCGTCGATGAGACATCCTCACGAAACACTGACTCAGAGATTGATACAAATCCAGAATGAAGTGAAATATGGTTGTCTTGATAATCGGGAATCCTTGCATAAATAGCATCAGCGCTCATAAACTGTTGCGCGCCAGATGCATCTTTGTATTGTCGCCCAAACACAAAGAATCTTGTTCCACTTTTAATTAGAGGAAGAAACTTTTGAAAAATGTATTCACTAAAGTCCCCGTTAGAATCCCAACCAGATGTACGAGGAGTAAATAGACGATCAAATGTATCAAATCCCATCGCAAAACTGCATTTAGGAAACAAGATTGCCTTCTCTAGAAAAAGTGCGACATCTGTAATGATTACACTTTTACCTAGTCTCACAAATTGTTCCAGTCGATCAAAAATATTCGCAAGTGTTAGTGATGGCTTTGAGACATTCTTTACTGAAATCTCGTAAAGAACATTATATGTTGGTTCGAGTTTAGCGAGTGTCT